TATCTCTTCTTTATGAGGATTATTATTTGCCATTATTCAACCTCCTTTATAGAGTCATAAACATCAAACATTATGTGTTCAACTAATTCTTCTTGCCTATGAATATCTCCACAGTTGCTACTTTGTTCAATTAATTCAATTCTTGTATCAATCCATTCTTCACAATATTGTTTAAATAATTTAAACTTTTTATCTGATAAACCATGTTTAGAATCAAAATCTAATAAAGAAACATCATCATCTTCTACTTTTTTGAATCTTCTATCTGATATCCCATGTGGAACATATGTTACTTGCCAATCCTCATAGTTTGGTAATAGTCGTTTATTTATACCGTAAGTTTGTTTTGAAATAGCCATAAGCAAATCACAACTACGATAATAATTTCTATTGTATTGTGGATCTGGTAAATCATCCCAAATGTTATAATAGAATATAGGCATAGTGCGTCTAATTTCTGATTCCATGTTGTAAAACCAAATCCAAAAACGAGGATCAGTATAATGGAGTATAGCATCTGGTTTTTCTAAGTTCATCACTTCTCTAAGTATAAACTCATTACCATACCCATCAACTGGATATATTTTTAAATATCCATCTTTGATACCAAATTCCTCAAGTCCTTGGGACATGTCAATTATTTTTCCATTGTCAGGATGTTTTATTGCACCACCAATTTGCACCCAATCGTATTCATTTAGTGTTTCAAAAACGATGTCTTTAGACACAGTAGCTACACCACTATGCATCCTTAAATCATCCGACATTAATAATATTTTTTTCTTAGCCATTTATCAACTTCCTTACATCGTCTCCTTGATAATCATTCGGAAAGTATTTATTTAAAACACTTAATTTATCATCATATTCGGCGATAATTTCTAACTCTTTTTCTATAGTGTCCATTATGTCAGCATGTTCTGCTACACCAACGGAATTATGTAAAATGTTCTCAACATTTATACGGTGTTTTTCTATGTGTGCTTCAAAGTGCATTTTACTCGCTTTGATTAGTTCTTCTCTCATTAGAATTGACTCCCACTTATATGAAGTCGGTCATAAGTTTCTATTTGCTCTTGTATTGAATTGTCATGTATGTATTGGTGAATAGAACGATTGACTAACTTCTGTAAATTCATTGATGAGTTGACTGTCTTAAATTTAAAATCTTCGTATAAAGACTTTAGAATTTTAACAGATGTCAACTTCGTTAAAGTTTCTTTTTTCATAACCAATTCCTCGTTAATAACTATATATATAAATATATGTATTAATTAATAACAAGAGTTTTTTTTCCAAATTTTTTAGCATAATTTATGGTTGATACAGAACCTGGTGATTCAAATCCTCTTGGAATGAATGCCACAACATATTCTGAATGAATAGCAATCTGTTTATTACGAGCAAAAAAGTTTTTGACACTATAAGGTTTACCATAGTTTCGTTCATGTAAAGGACAGTATAGATTATGAGCTTGATGTGCTGGTGGATACTCTTCATATTGTAATCCTAATTCAAGAGCATACTTTTTAGCATAAAAATCAGCTCCTTTGGGACAACCACCACTCACGATTATAGTGTCAACACCTTTTTCTTCCTTTAATTTAAAAATAAACTCTTTTATTTTCTTTCGGTTTTCGTATTTACGACTACCTACTATACCTACTTTTAAAGGATTTTCCCCCATTCACAATACTCCGTGTCATAAAATTCACAAAATTTACATACTTTGCCAGGTTTTGCAGCATAAGTTCTTTCTAATAGATAATTACCTTTATCATCAAAAACACCTTTTCTAAACTCTTCAAACTTTGCCATAGTCTTATTTATACTCGGTACTCCATTTGCTGGTTCAAACTTCTGTAACCTTGTTATAGGAAAATCAGGATTTTTTGCTATCTTTCTTTTTAATATCAGAAACATCACATCTATCTTATCTAACGAAACATCAAATAGTTCTGAGTAATATTTCTTATATAATAACAATTGAGATTTTTTATTGAAATCCTTCTTCTGATAATCTGTCCAACCACGAGTAGCAGTTTTAAGGTCAATTATGACTACTCTACCTGATATTTTATTTCTTAATACCACATCTAGGTATCCCATCACATCAACACCCTCTTGAACATCTTTAACAATTGGAACTTCTATACCAACTAACTCCCAATTCTGTTTCATGAAGTATTTGTTACGATACTTTCTGAAGTGTGCTAAGATAGCAAGACCATCTTGGTAAAACTCCATCATCTCGTCTTGAGTACAAGGCAATACATTTTGACTTTCTTTTATCTTAGTAAACTCAGCAACCATCTCTTCTTTCAATCGAGATTCCATATTAAGTTTATCAGCGGCAACGATAGATTTATTATACATCACCGAAAGGTATTCTTGTATTACGGTGTGCATCGCTGTTCCAAAAAGAGTATGGATGTTACCAACAAAAGTTCCTAACTTATCTATATAACGAAGTTTCCATTTAAGGTTACAATCGTTATAAGTGGTAAATTGACTATGTGATATGTGTGCCACTATATAATCTCGTCAATCATTCCATATTCTAAACAAGTTTTAGCATCCCACATCAAATCGTGTTTTAGTATTTCGTTAAGTTTCTTCATAGGAATCTTTGTATATTGCTTGTAGATATTCTTAATGTTCTTCATCATTAAATCCAAGTTTTGCTTCTCATCTTCAAAGTTAGAGTATGTTCCCCAAAATGTTGTGGACAATTGATGAACTAACATATAAGAGTTTCTACTCATAAATCTACGGTCACCAACAACTGTCATGAATGTAGCTGCACTTGCGGAAAAACCATCAACATAAGTCCAAACAGGCACTTGACTTCTAATTATGGTATCCATAGAAGCAATACCACTCACGATAGTTCCACCACCTGAATTAATAAAAAGTTTAATTGGTGGTGGCTCTATAGTGAGACTATTTGATAAAGTTATAGCTTTAGATTCCAACTCACTTATCTTTTTGTTCAATTCACTACAGGCGTTTCTACTCACGCCAGAATAAAAGTATATTTTATTATCTTGAATTGAAATGTGTTTTTCAGTAGCTTCAGAGCCAGCTTTTCTTGGTGTTTGTTTTTGTTTTTCACCCCAATGTCTTTCCATTATTTACCCCATTTACCATTTTTAACGATTGTTGCCATAATACCATAGTTAGATACATCCAAATAAGCATCTTCCATAGGTTCACCTTGTACTGCATTATCTCTACCACTCATTAGTAAAGTCTTAAGTCTTTGTATCTTGTCATTCATTCTAAACCAAAGACCTGTTAGTGATAGATGTACTTCTTCATCAGTCTGTAACATAGTACCAACTGAAATATTACCAGGACCATAATCGTGTTGTTTCTTAAGGAACAACTCATATTGTTGTCTTTGTAACCTTTTAAACTCTTTGGTCATAACTGGCCATTCCTTTTCCATTTGTTCTACAACTGGATGAATGTCTTCTGTGACTCCAAGTTCTCTTTCTTTTATATTCATTATAACCTCTACTTTATAATTAAATGTGATAATTGTAATATAATAATAATAACCGATAAAAACAAGGCAATAATTGTCCGCGTATCTGGTACTTCGTTTAATAGTAACCATGTTAATATACCGAAGGTCAATGTAGCCATGCCGAACCCAACAGGTCTTACATACCAATAATTACCGAAATATTCATAGAACCATCTAGTGCTATAGTAAAAGCAAAAACTTATTGGAATACCACCAAATATAATCCACCAAATACTTTTTGCCCACTCATACTTGAATTGACCTTGCATATGAAACCAAGCTATAATATTTCCGATTATTGATAGTAATACAGCAAAAAATAATTTATTCATCTAATACCCATCTTTTTTATTTCTTTTTCTGTTTTACCATACTTGGTTAGTAAAGACTTCAACTCGTCTTTATTCATCAACTGATAATATTCACCAGCTTGTATCTTACTAACCTCGAAGTATTCTTGAATAAAAGGAACAACCTTTTCGTTGACCTTTGTTTTTTTACCACTAAGATATTTTAGATAAGTTTT